GTGACCGTAGATTCGACACATACATTGCTGAAAAGATCAACAGTGTAGTGGCGTGGTTTAACCCGGCAAGACCGCCGAAAGTTACACCAGAGGTATTCGCTGACATACCGTCAACGATTTACCTTAGTTCTAAACAAGTGCCATCCAGCACTATGATTAGAATGTCTCCGAATTCTTCCATACAGAAGAATAAGGACCTCCTACTACGGACAGGATTCCCCCTGTCCGTGCAAGAACCCGGATCGAAAGAGTGGAAGCTCATAGATCCAGAAAAAGGAAGGAGGGCTCTAACTGAGTCCTCCCTCACAATGCTTTCTGACCTTCTGCGTGAAGCAGAGGCTGAAAGAAATGCTTCTTACTCATACAATCCAGTTGAGGAAGAAGCGATAGAGGAAGACTGTTCGTCTGACGGCGAACAAGAACCTCAAGAGGATATAACGGCGGGGCACCGCCGGTATAAACTCCATTACTCTGACCCCTGGGTAACCATGGGGTACAAGGTATACTGTGACTCGGTTGGGAAACCTCAACCTGAAGTCATAGTCTGGTCTGGAGACGTACTACGTATCCAAGACCAGTTACCCCCTACAATCCTTGGAAAGGATTGGAAGGGAGGGAAGCGAAACAAAATTCGTTTCACCCAAATAGCAGATGTAGAGACTAAACTTTACATTGTGCTAAAGAGAACTCACTGGGGGAAGACCCTCTGTGAGATCGCATCGAACAAAACCCACGTAAGTTGGTTTTGGGCGAAAACCCTTAAGGATCGCATTAAAGCTTTCCTCAGGGGAAATCCGGACCCTCTTTGGTCAAAGAGGCATAAGGAAAAGGTAGGAGGGAAGCCACTCACGGCCTCCCAACTACGCAGTCGTTCTGTGCGCCTCATTGAGGTGCTCAAGACGATCGACGGGATCTTTACAGAAAGATATCTGGCAAGACCCTGTGAAGTGTGGACGTGGGAAAAATTCGACCTCCACACACTATGGAACCTGTCCTACCTAATAGGGGACGAGTTCTACGATGGGGTTATTAACGAATACGTAATTAACCTCACGAGCTCCTATGCGACTTTAAAGTCAGCAAGAGGAGTCATCAAATCCATTGGCCACCGCCAGGGGTCTGATGAAGAGCTAGAGGAGAGGTGGAAAACCTTTCCTCCTTGGCTCAACTTTCTCTTCCTCAGTTTTGTGGAAGTTCGAAAGTTATCAGGTGTTCAGTACCTATCGGCAATGAATTACCTGTCTCAGACAAGAGGGTGTGGAACCCCACCTCCCCTTGTCATGATGCAATCTAAGATGAAGTTTCTTAGAACTGTATCTAGCGATCCAGATAGCCCTAGCCAGGGCCAACTGAAGATCGTCGAAGAGGCTCTAGAACGGGTTATCCAATCCATTCCAGACCATCATTTTACAGGGCTGACTACGAAAGCAGCAGTCACTGTAACAGGCTCCGCATCGTGGGAAGATACCCGACGAGACGGAGGAACTTGCGAATCAATTCGAGACATCGTTTTGATGGCAAGATCGGGGGTGAAGGCTAAAGTCATTAACCTTCACACCGGTTTAACCGAAGGCTTCCAAACCATGGAAGAACTCGGGGAGGGCTCGTACGTCTTCTGGAAGTGTCTAGAAGTCGTACTTGCAACGCCACTAGAAAGGTTGCGAGATGCATACCTTGTAGTGGTCAGCGAACCTGGTAAGGGAAGATCCGTTACTAAGGCTCGCGCTTGTCTCAAGATCGTGTTAGATGTTGTGAACAAGCTAGCTTCGTGGCCCCTAGGTAAGGGGTTAGAAAGCTCACACTCTGGAATGCAAAGAGCAAACCAAGGGTGGAATCTCTTCCAGTCTATTTTTACAGATAGGCTAGAAGAGGTCGTTTTCGCAGTCGAACGACGCGAAACCGAGGAGTTTGCAGGTTACACGGAAATCCGTGAAACCTACAAAACCGTCTATGTATCCAGT